GCCCATTAATCCTGCGCCACCGTCGTGGCGCGCCAACTCGCAGCAGTGCACGCACTGATGTGGGTTGGTTCCTAAAGCCTTGAGTGTTGCCGTGTCGTAGTTATAAGATGCCAGCCTGGGACATTGAACCCAAGACTGCATGTATTGAATCATTCCCTATCTCACGCAGTGGAGGTAGAGAATCACATAAGCCAGCAGTGTAACCGAAGAGCGTGCACTCACGCCCGGGGTCGTGATCCGTTGGCCAACCTATCTCACGAGCAAGTTCGTCGTATCCTCGTGTCAACAAACCCAATTCCCGGAGTGGTGCACGGTTCCCTGCCTGCCTGCGGAATAGTCTCGTCGCCCCTACTGGCTCGCTAACCAATATTTCAGACTCAGCATCATAACCCTTAGCGTACACACGAACGTTCGTGTCAGCAGCTACTTCGCGCAATCTCTCCAGCACCACTGTCGGATCACCATGCTTAGCGCCTCGCTGCAACACCTCCCACGAGGCCATGTGACGCCCCAACTTGCTACGGTTCGCAGCAGCGAACTCATGAAACTCCGCACTGGTGTCAACGACTGTCATGCTACCCTGATACTGGCCATCGTGGAAACGCGCCACGCCAACAGCGAACACATACCTGTCCAGATTCCCGTCTGGTCCCTTGCGCGAAATGAATTCAGTATCCACAACGTATGAAATTGGTAGCTGTAGACCCGCAGATACACCTAGAGTCTTGGCTGCAGAGACTGCGGCCGTTGAAGCTTGGAAAGGCCCCTTCCAGTTAAACGCCAGCCTACTGAGCGCGCTAGTAAACCGACCGTTGGTGATGTGATTAGCGAGGAGGTACCTGCCCAAACCTGAGACACCGTGATCCAACCACAGCTCCGAACCGCACTTTGTCGGCATAGTCACCCCCTCCAGTACTGTAGCCCAGCGCGGTTGCGACCCAGCGCCCGGCAATACGTACACAGAACCAATAATCTCTCGCCTGCTATCCAGCACCGTTATGGCTCCATCATTATCCAACTGCCGGTCCCATCCCTGCTGCAGCGAAATTAGATCCAGGACGTATTGTTTTGTGGCCACAACGTCGCGGGCGTAGACCCAGGCATGGCCATCACTGCGTAGCTTTGACAATACTGTATCCACAGCGACCCTCACCCCATCCGGGTACACAAACACGCCCCCAAGACCATCCCCGTATAGCGCAGCCGCACAAGTGTGCGATAACAACCCATCGCGAGCACATGGCGCCAGTGCCATACCGCGCTTGAACATCGGGAGAGGAGCGTTCGCAGTGGTTGATGTAGTCACCAGGTTCCTAGCACCAGCAAACCCAGCTTCCAGCACCCGCACACATAGAACTGACCCAGTCAGGCTCTTCCCGCCATTTGCACCTAGGCCGACGACTAGAGTAGGCATGACCTCAGATGCTGACACCACTCCGTGTGCAACCGTGCCTTCCGGAAACGAAGTTGCTGCACTAACACGCTGGTGGTGCAATTGTGCCGGAGTGGGCAACCAGGTTCCGCTCGTGTCCAGTATCTGAACGGGGCTTCCGGTGTGCCCAGCCGTAACTACGCCGCCACCCGGGTGCCTATGTACGGACTGCTTGATTTCACCGAGAGGGCAGTCGTGCAATACAGTGAGCACGCACCCGAGTTCACCAAACACGATGGCCTGCTGAATCCCCGCGAGTACCACGAGCATATCACGGTACGCGCTAACGTCAGCCGACCGCATTGCGCGAAGATCGCGAGCGACAGCCACGTCGCGGATACGACCATCTGGATGACCATATACCATGAGCTGTGCCTCAACACGCACTTGGAACGTAACCCAGAAGAATCCCTCATCTGGCTGCAAGTACATGTGCTGATCCATTGACCGATACACCTGGCAACGTGTCTCGCTGGGCAGTGTGAATGCTCCCTCACTGCCGTCGAGGGTGCGCAAGAGCGAACGGATCGCGTTATCGCTGCAGCGTCGCATGGGCTCGGAGCTGCCGTATGCGATGTCAGCATCCACCCATGTAGCTGCAAAGACGCGGGGACCAAAAGGGATTCCGCACAGATGTCCGCCATCCTCGCACTCAGGAGGGAACACTGCACCCGTCGTCCGTCGCAATCCGGTGGCGCGCGCGAGAGTCGTCGCGCCTAAGCCGCTGCGAGCCGCAGATTCTGGGCCCCACGCTGTTGTGCCACTCAAGATAGCATCCGCACGTACGAGGCTGGCTGCGCCTGCTGCGCCGCGACCATCCTCTACTGTCGCCATTTCCCCAGAAGCGTAAGCTTCCTCAACTTCATCCGCCCAGCTTGAGATCAACGACGGAACGTCCCGACCGAGAATAGCACTTGGGGAAGCAAGAGGAGAAGACATGATGTCTGAATACGTGCACGACGCTAATTCCGTCGAGAACGAGAAAGGTAGGTAGCTTGCTGGTAAATAGAGTGTAGAAATTCTTTTTGGTGCCAGCAGGCAAGTCTCCAAACGAAATATCGCTGAGAGGCGTGCGCAAGAAAGGGCTTTAGTTCTTTTTTGCG